CTAACCATTCATCTGCCGCCATAATGCGTAAACGAGTTGCCATATTACCAAAGAAAGGGTGACGTAGTAGCAAACCTACTCGTGCAACAATAATGCGATCGTAGACTTCTACACGCATTTCTTCTAACTGTTCGGGTGTGATATTAGGATCAGGTTGCCAATTTTTAAGTTTAGTTTGAGTATCTTTTGTTGCCATTTGCCCTTCTCACTTTGCTATTGTTTATATTTACAGTATACAAGTATTTACAATATTTGTCAAGAGAAAATGGGCAGATTTCTCTGCCCATTTAATATTATGCCTCTTGTGCGGCAGTAATGTATTTGCCAAAGCGATCGTGGAATTCGTCGAAACATTCGATTTCGTCCGGATCAATTGGTAAACCATATTGAGTAAGAGCAAGTTTGATACCCATTACAACTAGCTCAGTTTCGAAATTGTCCATTGCAAAACGTAGGAAGTTGTTAACTTTGTCATCAAACTTTTTATCGCCGTTATCAGAGGCTTCTTTTAGTTCGTAACAGAGTGAGACTGTTAAGGAATACATAGCACTGATTTCTTTAGTCTTCAGCTCTTTTACTTTGCCATCCAAAATATCAGTTGGATTAGGCATTTTTGCGGCAACCTTTCGGTGTGCCATAAACTTAACTGCAAGTCCTTCGCCTACTGAGCCTGATACAAGATCAGTAGTTGTACTTTCGTCAAGTTCATCATCTAGCAATTCACTTACAAAGGCCCAAGAACGGGGTGTTGCAAATGAACGACTTGGTGATTTCGGATCAAAGTCATATAAGTCTTTTTTACTAAAAGTAAGGAAACCTACTACGTCTTTGTGAATATTGTTTTCGGTTGCCCAGCCAAACCAATCATCAAATGAAACAGCAAGTTCCAAGTGAACAAAACGATTGGCTAGTGGTGCCGGCATACGATATGTAACACCCTTGTCAGCGTCGCGGTTACCTGCCGCAACAATCATTACGTTATCAGGTAATTCGTAAGTACCAATTCTACGATTAAGAATAAGTTGATATGCCGCCGCTTGTACTGCTGGTGCCGCAGAGTTCATTTCGTCTAAGAAAAGAACAATATGATCGTATTGTTTTGCCATTTCGGCATTTGGCAGTTCTTGTGGTGCCGCCCAAGCCATACAGTTGTCGTTAGCGGCATAATATGGAATACCTTTAATATCTGTAGGCTCCCAAAGTGAAAGACGAATGTCGATAAGTTTTGAATTTGTAAAACCGTCAGTAATTTGTTTTACAATATCCGATTTACCAATACCTGGAGGTCCCCAAAGAAAGATAGGACGCTTTTTAGTAAGGGCGTGTTTAATTGATGATTTCGCTGAGTTTGGCGAAATTTGACGAGTTGCTGTATTTTCCATAGTGTATTCCCTCTTGTGAATCAGTGCTTAATTTCTTACTATGTATATAGTATAGTATCTTTAACTGTTAAAGTCAACCACTTTTGGAATCTTTTTCTTGTCTTTTGAGTGCTTTTGTTAAACCGTATTTTCGTATATCTCCAGAGAAAAGATGTAGTTCGAGTGCCTTCTTTTCGTCTGTTACTATAATGGATGATTTTCCTAAATAATACGGACAATCGATAAATTTATCTAAAAAAATAATAGTTTGTGTAGTTAAATCAAAATCTTTTGGAAATGGAACTTCGTATATTGTTAATTCTAGTTCTTCAGTAATAAACATATAACCTTGATTTGTTAATCTTAGTCCGCCTCCACTTCTAATATTTTGCCACCATATAGGGAAGTATTCTGCAACTGTAACATCGTTTACAGCCTTCCCGCATTGCTTTAAAAAGATTTTAGTATATGTTTCTTTTGATATCATTCTTCAACGATTTCGCCACTAACTAATTTAACAACTTGAAAGTCGCTAGAAGAAAACATTTCATTTAATTTTTGTGCAAGATTATGTGCGTGTCCCGGATTAGAAAAACTAGTTTTCTTATACTTAGGTCCAGGATAGTTAGTAAGCATATTAGAACTTTTTAGATTGAAAGGATTGTTTTTGTAGAAAACAGCCCAAATTGCATCTGCTTGTAAAACTTGTTCAGTTCTATATGTTTTTTTATCTATGTGTTCTAAAAGAACTGTTGGTTTTGGTCTACTCATATATGCATAATCCTTAAAGTTATATACGCATATATTTATCTCTTTTTTTGGTTATCTACGTATATAACTTACCAATTAGACTTAGTAGATCCTATATTAACTTGAATAACTTCGTCATCGCCTGAGTATTTTTTTGCTAGTATAGCTTCTAAATCGCCGTTTAAGCGTGTTATAACTTCCCCTAGTGTAAATGATAGTCTTTTTGCACTTTCAATATCTAGGCGAATTTCTCGCTGTTTACTAGCATCGGCACTTTTAACTTGATTAATAAACTGCTGTATAGGAGCAGTATTTAGTGGTTCATTTTGCATTGGCTTTTGATAACTCCGTGCGCATTTCTAGTTCTGTAGTAAAAGGTCCTTTTGATTCATAACGCTCAACTGTAATTAATTTAGGACAAAATGACTTGACCCAACCTTTATCAAAATGAATAATATAATATCCTGCACAATAAAGGCTTTTAGACTTTTTGCTTTTAGTAAACAACGGTAGTTTGCGTTGAACATCATAAATTGGATTAAATGGTTGTGTCGAAGTAGGAAATCCGTGTACTTCTTTTAAATATTCTTTTGCAATAGATAGTGCAGTCCACTTAAAATTATCACCAAAGTTTTTCTTTAGTTTTTTCTCATTCTCAAAAAAGTGTGTTCCTGTTTTATCACTAACCATATATCGATTATCTTCGCTATATGTTATTGTCGCAACACGATCACCTTCTGATTCGACAATCCAAAATTTATTTTTTAAAATTTCTTTTGCATTAATTTCTGACATATTTCCTCCTATTTAGGATATTTTGCTTGTAAAGGTTCTGCATAAGATGCCGCTTGATCTGCAATACGTTGCATATCCCATTTAGCACAGAACTTCATAAGACGCATACCAACTTGTGATATTTCTTTCGGCTCTACTTCTGCAATAGTATTATTAATTATCTCTCGTATTTCTGTAGGTTGTGCAGTCAAATCACACAGTGTAACATTTCGATTGTAGTCGTCTAGTACACGGTGCTCAACGCCTTCGTGATCAACCCAACGTTGCAACATCATATTGTTCCAGTTGTAGCCTTTGTTATCTTTATCAGCAAACGCTTCTAACAAACCTACTTTGTTCTTTGTGCCTTTTTTACGTACACCTGGATATGCAGAGAACACGTTATCACTAGTGTCGCCACGCATACATTTCTCAAACAACATAAACGCAGGATCAGGAGCAGGCTTAGGTTCACCTGTCTTTTTATCAATTACAGGCTGACGTTTCTTGTCATCAAAGTAACCTTCGTGTGTAATAATAGTGTTACTTACACCGTTATACTGCTTAACATTAGGTGCAATAAGTTGTGCAAAGTCACCGTCTGTACTAATAATAACGTGATCGTCATTAGGGTGTGCTTGCACCCAACCTGCAATAAGATCATCTGCTTCTAGTTGCGGATGACGCATCATTGTACAGTTAGTCTTAGAGCCAATAAAGTCTTTAAACTCGTCAAAGATCTCCCAAAACACAGTATCTTCTTCTGCTTGTGTAGGAGTCATTGCATCACGAGTTTCTTGTCTATTACGCTTGTAAGGCTCATAATAATCCTTGCGCCAGCTACGACCCTCTAAGCAAAACACAACGTGATCTGCATCAAAGTCATTCCACGCTTTTTTAACACTGTTAAGTGTAATGTGTAGTGCCATACCTACTTTAGTATCTAAGTCTCCACGTACTACGTGTCGAGCTCTAAAGAAAGTATTTGCTGTATCTACTAGTATATATGTACTCATTTGTTCACTCTTGCTAATTTTATACTATTATAGCAATAAATTTTATAAAAGTCAAGCACTAAGAAACCAATCATTGTTAGAAACATCAATAACTTTGTAGCCAAAATTAAACAAAAATTCTAAACATTTTTGTCTATTTTTAAATTCTATTTCTGACCTACCAGTATTCATTTCTACTATTAAAAATGGCCTATATTTTTTAATAGTTTTTTGGCAACCTTTTAAAACGTTGTATTCAAAGCCTTCTACATCAATTTTAATAAGATCTACTTTTTTAATATTAATTGAGTCTAACGATTTAATTTCAAATTGATTGATAGGAAACTTAGAAGCAGAAGAGTCTTTAATTGAAGAAAGACCGGATTTAGGGTTCATTGCTACACTAACCTTTTGATCACTATCGCCAAGTCCAAAATTGTGTATGTGTATTGAAGAATCGACTTTTTCGTTAGATAAAACATTCTCTATGTTTTTTGCTAATGCAGATCGAACATCATCTCTAACTTCAAAAGAATGAATATTCTTAAATTTTCTTGCTAGTGGTATAGTAACCCATCCGTAACTAGCACCAATGTCTATAGCAGTCTCAAAAGATTTCTTTTTATATAAATGATTAAAGATTCTATCAAAAAAACCGTTTTGCCATTTATCACTGCTAAAATCATTTTTTTCAGCAAATTGTAACATTGGCTGATCATCTTCTGATTTTAATAAAGTCCAGCAGTTAATCTTTTTGTATTCAACATTCACGATACCGAACTTCTACCTTTGTCAATCGGAACTACATTTATATGACCCATACTTCTATCTGTTGATAAGCCATCTTCTTCTAGCATTTGAATTACAATAGTTCTAAACCAAGCATCTACAATTTCTTCGTTTGTTTCGCCTTTGTATCCTGCATCAAGTAATTGCTCAATAAACTCGTTGTTCCAATCAAGCTCAAAGAACCCGTTACGAATATTGTCCGGATTTACTTGTGTGTCTAGTACAGCAACCCAAGGCTCACCTTTTTTAGTAGCCGCCTCTTTTTCTTTTTCAAGTGCTTCTCGACGTTTTTCTTCTGGACTAAGTTTATTAACTCGTTTACGTTCTTTTTCTAAGGCGTTCTTTTCGGCTTCTACCTTATCAAGTCCTGTTATTTTTTTGAGCCATTGTTTCATACTCCTGCCTCCCTAACTCTATCTTCTAGAGTTTTTGTTTTTTCTTTTTGTTTCTTTTGTTCATCAGCCTTGAACTCGTCTGGATCAAACATATTCTCAAGTCCCCCACGCATTTCCGAATAAGGAGATGTGGAGTCTTGGGGTAAATCGCCATCCTCTTTCCATACACGCTTCTGCGACTTCTTGAACATTGAGATTATACTCTTCCGAACGTCCGCCCAGCGGCATAAGATATACTGGACACTCGACGCCTCCGTCACGATATGCTTGAACAGCTCTTGTAACTTCTTCAAAATCATCTTGACTAGCGACAACAAACTTGAGATAAATGTCACTACCGTCAACACAAGTATACTCATAAGCCACACTAGGCTTAATAGCAGTTTCCCAAGGTTCTCCGCTAACACTAAGTTTTGGGGAACAACTCCAAGTGACTGTAAATCTGTCTTGATCTGTGAGATAGTTGAAGAAATCATCGTGTAAAGGTTGTGTAGTATTTGTTTCAAATGTAACATTTTTTAGGTCTCGCATACGTGGGTGTTCGAATAGTTCCACATATAGCCTTTGCCAAGCTAGTAATGGTTCGCCACCAGTCATAATTAAATGGATGTCTTGTCCATTGTCCATTGTCCACTTACCTTCTGGAGTAAGTGAAAGCAAATGTTCAACCACTTCGTCAACAGTAGCCTGTTTATTAAAGTGCTTAAATTCTGGATAGATACTTGCATATGTATCACAACCTGTGTGAATGATAGGCAGATCATTAAATTCTTTTGTAGTCTTATGAACATCTTTAGCAATTAATTCTGCAACTTCTGCATTATGTTTAATTCCTTGCTTTTGTTTTTCATCGCGCATCGGTTCATTTTTTAAACCAAAGTTCATACAACGGAAGTTACAACCAAATGTACGTAGGAATACACTAGGTACTCCTACAAACTTACCTTCACCTTGCACACTATAAAATGCTTCACTATAACGTAGTTTCATTGCTGGCTTTCTGTTAACTGCTTCATAAGAAGGATAACCTTTTTCAAATACTGGACTTTCTATCATTAGCAACTAAACTCCTGCTGTAGTTTAATGTTGTCAAAGAACTCTTTCTTAGTACCTGCGTCATCCTTAAACGCACCTTTTAATACAGTAGTTTGTGTAAGACTACTATGTGCCATAATACCGCGATTCTCACAACAACCGTGTGTTGCCTGAATGTAAACACCTAAGTGTTCTGCATTAGTTGCTAGTTGAATTTGTTTTGCAATTTCGTTTGCAAGCTCTTCTTGCAGTGTACCACGTCTAGCACACCATTGTGCAATACGTGTGTATTTGCTCAAACCAATTAGTTTTTCTGCGGCAATAATACCGATGTATGCAGTACCTACTACTGGCTGATGGTGATGTGAACACATGCTCTTTAGTTCCGAACGTACTACTAGCATACCTTCATAGCGTTCTTCGCTATCATTTGGAAATGCTGTTGCACCTGGCTTTGGATCATAACGTCCTGCCATAATCTCATTAAAGTACATTTTAGCAAGGCGTCTTGCAGTGCCTTCTGAATTTGGATCATTAAGACGATCAATTACAAGTGCATCTAGCTCACTTTCGAATGCTCTAGTAGCATCGTTAATTAATTCTTCCTTGTCGCCACGTTGTAGAACTTGTGAAATATTATCGCCGGCCCAATAAC